TGGGGCGTTTGCCTTCGGTGGTGGCGCTGCCGGCGGCTGACCAATACCCGCATCGCGCAACGCCTGAGGGGGCGTAGCAGGGTCCATTGTGAAAGTGGACTGTGGGGGCGTGGTGGGGGCTGTTGGCTCCGTTTCCGTTTCGTCGTTGGCCGGCTCATCATCCACTTGCGACTCCGGCTCGTCGCCTTCGTCCGTTGGGTCTTTTGGCGCGGAGCCAACCGGTGGCAGCAACGTCGCAGCAAGGGACGATCCGCCAGTATTGTCGTTGTCCTCTTCGAGGAACAACATGTATTTATTCAGTGTCATTAGTTTCTTGTTTTTCCGTGTTTGGTGTGAGCAACTCTTCGATTTCGTCGAGTCTGCTAATCAGGGTTTCACGGGCATCCTGAAATTGCGACGCTAGGTCGAGAAGCAACTCTCGTTTCCCTTTGTCTTTAAGTTGGTTAATCTCGTCCTCGCGGTTGCGAAGCGGGTTTTCGATGAGGTCAAGTTCAACGAGGCGGAGCATTTCCTTACGGGAGGCTTCCCAACCAGTGTAGACCCGCCCTGCAAGGAACAGGTTCAGCTCCGCAAGATGATTCTGCTTGGATTGACGCTCTTCGAGAAGGTTCATGCAGAAGCGGCTGGAGGGTTATTGATAAGCTGCGGCGGTGGCATGGGCAAACCTTGGCCGGGTGCGTAATTGAACCGCGAAACGTTGCCACCTCCACGCAGATACTGAATCTCGTCGACCATTTTGACTGGGTCAATGCGTTGTGCGATTGCCATTGCAGCGGCAGGGTTGACGGTGAGGATGGTGGAAAGCAGTTCTTGAAGGCTTTGGGCCATAAAACCCTTCTCGCTCGCGAGCGTCGAGTCGAATACAAAGTAGTCGTCTCCGCCGATGACCTCTTCGGGTGTTCCCTGAAACGCAGCGAAACGCGCAGGGTCAGCGGCGGCAGAACCAATAACCTTGGCGAACTCCTCCGGTGAAAGGCTTTGCCGGCTGTTGCTCAGCATCATCTGCCCCAACGGCGCCAGCCCCGTCTCCCAAATCAAATGCCCGTGCATCTTCATGCGACCTGCGGCACCGGCGGTAACGACTCGTGCCTCCTGCGCGGACCTCCGTCCACCATTATACTGCCCCATTGCGTTGTCGTTCACCCCAGTCACCATCTGCATGAGGCCGTTGAGCAGTTGACTGTCAGCCATGTGCCCACCAGTTACATCGCTGACCTGAAGCTGGCCAACGGCCTCTTGCCAATTCCGTCGACCAAAACCCTTTTTGAGGTAGATGTCACCCTCCCCATCAAGGGACCGAGGTTCGACGGCATCCAAGTTTACAACAAGGCGATTGGCGATCGTGCGCCGCACCGACTTAATGTGCGAGTTAATGAACCACGACATTACGTCTTGCAATCGGTAAACCAAATTCGCCAACCCAAGGTTCACCGTGTGATGCATGTCTGGGGTAAACTGCGACAACGTCATGCCGAAGCTCCCATGCCACTCCTCTGCCGGCTCGCACCGGATTAGGGTGTTGTCGTTAGCATACCAAAGATGATACAGCACCTTGTGCTCTTCCGGTCCAAGTTTTTTATCACCGCCCTGATACTCAAACTTGCTCGGCACAAGCCACATGCGGCATTTGGTAACAAGCACAGGGCCTTCGTGCTCGGACGATCCGCACGCCACGTAACCACCCGAAGCGCCACGAGTCGAGGTAAAGTCTGCAATCGTTCGGGTTGGCGCGCCACGTTCCGTTGCCCAAGATGCCGGCAGTGGTTGGATGTTGTCGATACCCGCAACCTCGCCAGCCTCCGCCATCGTGCGCAAATCCGCCATCGTATATTCCTCTTCATACGCACAGAAGTTGCCCTTGTTAAAGTCAGAAAGCGGAAAGCCCGTGTCCGGGAACCACCGATACGGCGACACGTTGCGAATCTCGTTGCCTTCATACTTCACCACGTCGTGCCATTCGCTATCGCTACGTGACTCCAGCGTCACGCCGTTCATGTTCACCACCGTCGGCGGCGCGGCAAACTTTGCTCGAGTCACGTGCCGAACCCACTCGCACGAAAAGATTCCCGGCCCAAAGCGGCCCACGTCGGTAAGGTGCTGATACAGGAGTTTGTTCTTCTCGTTCCGACGGAAGTCACGCTCCAACACCTGCTCCATGTCCTTATGTTTGGTGCCGTGATCCTCGTCGCCGGTCGGTTGCAACTCGAACAAGGTTCGATTCTGATTGAACATCATGAAAAGGAACGCCGAGAACGATTCGACTTGCGCGAACGTGTTGGGCACGATCATCTTTGTCGGCTTGCCTTTGCGTTCCTGTTCCACGTCGTCCTCGTCAAACATCCGTTCGCCCCGGTAAACCTGGTCTTGCAAGTCCCAGTCGGAGTAATACTGGGACATCTTGCCCCGGCTACGTTTAACCCGCGCGCGTGCGTAGTCCAGCAACGCTTGGCAAAGCTCCTTCGGACCCTCTTTGCGGTTCAGTTCGTTTTGGATTTCGGGAGTCATTGGGCGAAAGTGCGTTTGCGGATTGGACGAGTATCTTCGTCGAAACCGATCGTTGTGGTTTTGCGAAATTTAAGGACGTTGTCCATTGTGGGTTCAACATAGGACAATCCACCAAGCACAAGACGGCGCAGGTTCTCCAACATATGGTCGTCCTTATCAACCGGCTTTTGATTCTTGTCATACGCGTAGCGCATCATTTCCCAAATGCACCGTTCCGCGGTTGGGCAGAACCAAATGGTCGGGAAACCGTTGGCGTTACGTTCGGCAAGCTTCTCCCGCGTCTTGCTGATCCCCGTGTGCATGTCTTTGGACCCCTTCTCGAAGTAGAAGCCATGCTCCATCAACACGTCGAGGATCGACTCTCCAGTCACTGGCGACTCAATCACCGCTCGTGGGTCGATCCAGTAGTCCACCACGTTGCGGCCCTTCAGCCGTTCCTTCAAGACTTCGGCGTTGATCCCGATGCTCTTGTCGATCCACATTTCGTCATACACAAACGCCTCGCCCGTAGGCGCAGTAGCAACAAGAAGGATTGCCTGTGGGATGGCATCATGCACGTCCCACGCAACACGCACGGTATAATCCTTCGGGGGATCGTTATATGCCGCCCAGCCCTTCGGCACGTCGGGCAAGACATGTAAATCATAGATGAATTCTTTGTAGATGAGGCCGGCCAGGTTCAGCGGCAGCCCCATCAAACGGCAAGAGCGTTCCTCGCGCGACAAGCTCGCTTCAAAGTCGGCTACGCCGGCATCGTTCCGGTGCGGGTTGTCGTAGATGCTGCCGGTGATGATGTAACGTGACGCCATCTTCTTCTCGTCTTTGTAGAAGAGTTGTCCTTCCGGTGCGTTGTTGATGTTGGCCCGACCGGGAAGGCTGAACTCGTCATTGATCCACATTTGATCCAACGGCGTGCATGTGAAATGAAACCGACCGTTGCGGTCCATCAAGCCACGGGCATAGCCCTTAAACATTTCCTCCGGCACCGGCTCGTCAACGTGGATGAAGTCGAAATCGTCCGATTCAGAGGAAAGCTTGTTATGTTTCCACGACTCAATCGTGTCGATCTTCAGTGTGCTTACGCCACCGTTGACATGTCGCACAAAAACGCGTTCGATATGTCCGCCACGGGAAAGTTGCCGGTCGATGAACCAGTCCTTCGGCAACAGCCGCCACAACTTCCCACACGTTTTCGGATCGTCCGTCTGGTTCGTGAAGATCGACTTCGCCATGTCCCAGTCCACCACAAGCAACAGGCCTTTCACCGGGTGTCCCGGCATACCCAAACGCACGAACGGATGGTCCTCCGACCCTTCGTGCCGTAGCCGCACGTTCCGCTCGCCATCCAGAATGTCAAAGCTGTGTTTATACCAAACACGCTCGCCGCGCAAGATCGAAAGGTCCTCTGCCATACCCATTTCGCTTTTGCCAAAACGGTTGCCGGTGCGCCCATAACGCCCTTTCGCCGGACACGTGTGGAACAAATGCTGTTTCCAATGTGGCCGATAAAAGAACAGACCGTTCTGCGCCTCCCACGCCTTTGCCTCTCGCAACGCGGCAGCAAGCTGCTCCAGCCGTTCGAGTTCGAAAGGGTTATGGGCCAATGTGGGCTCCGACGTCATTTGAGGTTAAGTTTCTGGCGAAGGCTTTCGGTTCGGTTCAACCAGCCTTTAAGGTATTTCTTGGACTTTGGCCGTTGTGCGGCAAGCCGCCGATAAAAGTCGTCCTGTTCGTCGAGGAATCGTTCTGCGTCCTGCCCTGCGACTCGCATGATTTTATCAGCACGACCGCGACCAGCATTGACACAGCAATTGAAAAACACTTCACCAAGTGGCGCGGGCATCCGTTCGCAGCCGTTACGCTGCCAATACTCGTTCCAGTAGATTTCCGTGGCTCGCTCCTCCGTAAGCGTGCGGATGTTTTCGTTCGGATGTGACCGTTGGTCGATACCGAACTTTGTAGCACCACCCGGATCGTCGGGATCGTTTTCATACTTCGTGCCCTCCCATTGCCAAAGCCACGGGATCATATTGAGGAAACGTGAGGTCATTCAATGTCGTCGAAGTGAGCGGCCTTCGGCACACGTTCGGTTGTGGTAGTAAGTTGGTTGATCGACTCGTTCACCACCTGCCCGACACTCTGTGCCGCACCTTGCCATTTAAACATTGAGGTCAGCGCCGCCACTTTAACTGTGATGAAGAACGCCACGATAAATCCGATCGACGTTGCGCTCGCAATGAACGCCGTGGTGATTGCGTTGATGCTCGCTGTTGCTACGTTTGCCACTTCTGGCGTTGCGTTTGGCATGGTCATCAACGAATCAAAATACGCCCACACCCAGTCGCGATGCACCTTGAGTGAGTAGTAGATGAAGACTCCGGCAAGGAGACTTACTACTAGTCGTTTAGTGAGGCGACCGGGTGCGGCAGTCATGTTATTTCAGCGGAGCACCGGTCACTGGGTCGAAGCCAGACACCGATTCAGTGATGCCTTTGACAATGTCGCGCATGCTTTCGTGCGCTTCACCGCCTTCGAGGTTGAAGATTTCAGCGGTCACTTTGATTTCGGAAGCGCCGCTGTCGTTGAGGATTTCGGATACGATTTTTAGGGTCATAGTTGGCTTTGGTTTACTGTGTTAGAAAAATTTGATTCCGACATACGTTGCGGCAACCCCGCAAACACCGAGCACCACCGCAATCGCCGTCATTTTTGCGGCCCACGTTTGAGCCTTACTAGCAGCCAAACGAGCAGCAGCCTTTTCCGCTTCGGCCTTACCGAGCGCAAGCGTTTGGTCGTCGATCGTGGTCTGTAACTTTTTGGCGAGAACCTCAGTGGCAACAAGCTGTTCATCGGTAGATGTAAGAGTTGTAGTCACTTTTTCAAGATCAACTTTGAGGTTTGATAGCTCCGTTTGGGTTGCTTCAAGCTCACGTTGCACCACGCGAAAGCGAAACTTTAGCTCTGCAAACTCTTTGGAATACGTAGGATTCTTTTCGGCAAGCACGTCAACTGCTGCGTCAGCTTGTGCGATTTCGGATTGCGCTCGGCTAACGTTTGTCGCAGCCGCTTTCGTTCGAGTTTGGCCAAGCGCCACATGAGACTTCGCAGCCGACACGTTCAGTCTTGCTTCTCCAACCTGCATCCGAACTGCCGTAGCAGATGGTGCAACTTTCGCCGTCGGCTTTACACAGCCGAAAAAACAAAAAAGGCAAAATCAAAGGCAAAGTCAATGACGTAAACCTAGACTCAAAAGATTCCTACGTCAAACCAAACGTAGCACGGATCAACCACATAGCCCTTTTCGATTACCTCGTATCAGGCAAAGACATTATTGAAACATATATCGAAAACCTCGACAAGCCCCACCTATTCCAGTACGTCCTGCACACAGGGGGAACGTATGACGGTACATTCGACACTGAAGGCAACCAATAC